TGAAAAAGAAAAGTGTTTCTGTGGCGTCAGATGAAATGTTGTTTACAACTGACGCATCACCGGCCAAGAAGAAGAAGGCTATTCTTAACAAGATTATGAAGGGACCAAAGAAGTTTGAAATTAAACCCCTTGGTGATCCTAATTTTCTTGTTAAAGAAAAAGAGAGAATTCGTGGGAAGCGTCGAGCTGGAAATAAACGCAATCCCGTTAAGAATTTAAAGCCTTTTGAGCCTATTCACATAAAATCCAATCAAAATCATGGTTCTAAGGTCACTTATTTAAGTGACGATTTTGATGTTGATGTTCTTGAGGACTATGGTGAACGTCGTCCTAAGGTTCAATATAGACTGAAACAAGAACCAATATTTAAATCCAGAACTGCTGATGAAATCATATTTGAAGAGTATGGTGAACGGCCTAAGATCCGAAATTACAAATTGAAGCGTGTATTGGACACAGACTTGACGTGGGTTGAGGACATTAATTGTTTTAAACAAGTCAAGTATAGTATAATTAAGGATCATTGTTATGCCGAATTGGATGATGATAATAGAACTGACCATTTGTCAGGTACCGAATTAATTCATAAAAACCCATTGTATGCTAATTATAAAATAGTTCAAAATAGTACTTTTAAAATTTTTGGTTTTAAACTATTTGATTATGGGTTTATTAAGCATGATTATTTAGTGTCTGAAGAATTGGCAGCTCAAATTTTATTATTATCAAATGTTAATAGACTCAATGACGATGGGGTGACCTATCGTCGATTGTTGATGTCAGCGCAGTCCGTTTGTAAAGTTAATGAGGATAAATATTTACCTTTGGAGGGTAAATTTCCAAGACAAGATACTATAGACTATTGTTATTACTTATCAAAATTTATGAAGAGCAATAGGACAGACTTGGATTTTCGGTTGTCCCCGCCAGGAGACATTACCTGTACGGTTATCGCACCACAGAAGTCAAATTACCTGAAATTCCTGTCATTAAAGACAGTATCGTCTTCCATCGTAATTTCAGTGACTATAGGCCTTTTAGGCCTGTGGTACGTACGTCGTTAGGTTGTCATTTTGTCGGGGCAGCTAATCCTCATCCAGATCATACTGATAAGAATAGTTGCTTAGAAGGTGTTAAATATAGATTTTGTCGTCAACCTCCAAAACCTGATTTAGAGTTGATGAATGAATTTGGCCAATTTGTAGATAAATGGCTTAGAGAAAATTTAATACCTTTAGATGCTGATTCTGATTGTTCTGTTGAAACTTGGTTGAATAATACCAATTATCCTAAATGGAGAAAGGAGCAATTACAGAATTGTTATGATCGTACAAATGGAATTCTTGACCCTGAGGATTTGAAGGTTAAATCTTTTATTAAAGATGAAACTTATCCTAGTTACAAGTATCCCAGGGCAATTAACTCCCGCACTGACTCTTTCAAAATACGAGTTGGACCCATTTTTAAATTAATAGAGAATGTCGTGTATAAATTACATTGGTTTATTAAGCATGTTCCGGTTGATGAGCGTTGTGATGTTATAAAACGCGATTGTTATCAAGATGGTGCTAAGATAATCGGAACTGATTATACAGCTTATGAAGCTATATTTATTAAACTGATGATGATGTCATGTGAAATGAAATTGTATAAATATATGACACAAAATTTACCTGACCAAGATTGGTATCATATTGTTGAATCAACATTAACAGGTCGTAATAAGTGTATATTTAAAATGTTTACTTGTTATGTTGATGCGACTAGGATGTCGGGTGAGATGTGTACTTCTCTAGGAAATGGTTTTACCAACTTGATGGTGTTCTTATTTACCGCACACAAGTTAAACCTTAAATCATTAAAAGGAAAAGTTGAAGGTGATGATGGAATTTTCACATTTTATGGTGAAGTACCTTCAACTGATTGGTTTGCTAAATTAGGATTAATCATTAAAATTGTAGAATATGAAGAATTATCGTTGGGTTCTTTTTGCGGTATTCTTTGTGATTCTGATGATATGATTAATGTTACTAATCCAATTGATGCCCTTTTAGATTTTGGTTGGACTTCGGGTAAGTATAGTGGCGCCTCGGATAAAAAGCTAAGAATGTTATTGAGAGCTAAATCAATGTCCTTAGCATATCAGTATCCAGGTTGTCCTATTTTGGATGCGTTATCTAAGTATGGACTTAGAGTTACTAAAGGGGAAAAATTTTTATTAAATTTAGATCCATATAAGACTGAATTATTCCGTACAATGTTTTTGAAGTATGGAACTGAATTTCCCATTAAAACGCCATCCCTGAGAACGCGATTACTTGTTGAGCGTCTTTTTAAAATTCCTATTAATCAACAGTTAAAATTTGAAAATTATTTAGATCATAAACAGGATTTGAGTCCTATAGAATTTGGGGATTTTCTCGATTTGGTTAATGCTGATCAAAAGCATTATTATGACAATTATTTAGTCGATGATCGAGTTGATCCCCTCAAGTTATGATCAAAGCAAATAGGAATAAAAAGAAAAATCAAAATAAGCGACGCAACAAGCGTATGAGAAAGAACAACAATCAAATGGTTAGTACAAATGGAAATGTTAAACCTCAGATTATTTACATAAGAGAACCTAAACAAAAGAAAGAATCAACTTTATTTGATAGTTTAGGTGGTTTAATCACCAAAGGATTATCTTATTTAATAAGTGGGTTCGGTGATTATAAGGTAAATGAAAATACTTTATTGACTGGAGGAATTAATCCACCTGAAGTAGTAAATAGTGCTAATGACGGAGGTGTTATAGTTCGTCATAGAGAATACTTAGGTGATGTTAATGCTACTATTGATTTTACTCCAACAAGGTATTTTATTAATCCAGGTTTATCTTCAACATTTCCATGGTTGTCTAATATTGCATTATCATTTGAACAATATCGTATTAGGGGAATGTTATTTGAGTATAAAAGTTTATCTTCTGATGCTGTTTTGTCTTCAGCGACAAGTTCAGCATTGGGAGCTGTAATAATGTCCACGCAATATGATGTTTTAGATGATATTTTTCCTGATAAATTTACAATGGAAAATTATCTTTATGCAAATTCAGACAAACCTTCATGTTCATTTATTCACCCTATAGAATGTAAGAAAAATCAAACATCTGTGAGTGAATTGTACACTAGAGATGAGACTATACCTAATAATGCCGATCAAAGGTTATATGATTTAGGTGTTTTCACTATAGCAACTGTTGGTATGCAAGCAGCATCTGGTGTTGCTGGTGAACTCTGGTGTACTTATGAAATTGAATTGTACAAACCCAAAATCCCAGAATTGGACGAGGGACAGGGAGCATTTGATCACTTCCAACTCACAAGTCCTGTTGCCGCAACTCCTTTGGGAGCAAGTGCAGTAAATGCACCTACGGCTACTTTATTAGGAACTGTTACATTGGGAACTACTTATACTTTTCCTTCTACCGTAGATTTACAATCAACATATTTTGTTTATTGGCAACTAACTGGGTCGTCTTCTGCTAGCATTATTGGAGCTACAATTACTGCAACTAATTGTACTAAATTGGCTCGATTTGATGCTGATTCCGTCACACAGAAAGCAAATGGCGGAACTGGTGTCACTACTGCGACAGTTTGTTTTGTTGTTCGCATAGATAATGTTAATGCTACATTAGTATGGAGTACTGGTGGTACTTATCCTACTGGTACTACAACAGGAGACTTGTATGTTATAGCTGTGCCTTTTAACTTATTATAAGATCAAATGGTAAGATACACCTAGTATCGGC